GGCAACTGGCGAAGATTCCATGTCTGCTGACGCAACTGTGCCAGCAGGTGGGTCGGTTAAGAAGCGCCTTGCTGATAAGAAAACTGCTGACGTTGCTGTGAAAGCGGATATTGACGTTAAAGAGGAATTTGACCTCGAAGAAGCATTCGGCGGGCTATTCAACGGTACTGATCTTTCTGAAGATTTCAAAACTAAGACAGTTACGATTTTCGAATCTGCTGTTAACCAGAAGGTTAATGCTGCAACAGAAGCTCTTGCTGAGCAGTTCGAAGCTGATCTAACCGAGCAGTTGGGAGTTGCAGTTGATGAACTCGTTGAGCAGCTAGATTCATACCTCGACAAAATCGTTGAGAGTTGGATGAGCGATAACGAAGTTGCTGTCGAAAGCAACATCAAAACTGAAGTAGCTGAGTCGCTTCTTGATGGCATCAAAGACTTAGTTTCTGAGCACAGCATCCAGTTGAACGACGAAGAGGTAGACGTGGTCGCGATTGCTGAATCTAAAGTACAGGAATCAAACGACAAGTACAACACGTTGTTTGAAGAGTTGGTTACTTTGAGAGAAGCAAAAGAGCAGTTGGAGCTTAAGGAAGCTTTCCGCGAAGTCTCTGAGAGTTTGACTGACACACAAGTGGACAAGCTTTCGATTCTTGCTGAAGGAATTACTTACAACACAATCAGCGAATACGCTACAAAAGTTGAAGCAATCAAAGCTAACTACTTTACAGAAACCACAACAACCGCTCCTGATGGGGCTGAGTATCTGGAAGAAGGAATTGAAGAACCAGCTACAACTTCAATGGAACCATCAATCGCAGGATATGCTTCCGCTCTAGATCGCTACGCTACCACGAAGTAAGTGTTTTTATAAATAACCTTAGATAAAGTCTCAAAGAGGAGAAGATTCAAATGAGAAACGAAGAATTGATGAAGAAGTGGGGCCCTATCCTAGAGCACACTGCCCTTCCAGTAATCGGTGATCGCCACAAGTCCAATGTCACAGCTACATTGCTTGAAAACACTGAGAAAGCACTAATGGAAGGTGAGTCCTACTCTCCTCGCTCATTGCTTTCGGAAGCAAGCCACGTCAATAACACTGGTGAAGTTCAGAACTATGACCCAGTTCTCATTTCCTTGGTGCGTCGTTCAATGCCTAACTTGGTAGCGTATGACATTGCTGGTGTTCAACCAATGACAGGCCCAACCGGTCTGATCTTTGCGATGCGCTCCAACACAGTTAATGCAGCAAACACTGCTGACAAAACTGAAGCATTCTACCCAGAAGCTGACACCGACTTCTCCGGTACAGGCACACACGCTGGTACTACTGGTACTGCTGCAACTGCTAACACAGGTACTGGTCTTGCTACCGCTGCTGCTGAAGCACTCGGTGATGGCGTTGGAGCTGACTTCGCAGAGATGTCTTTCCAGATCGACAAAGTATCTGTGACTGCAAAGTCTCGTGCTCTGAAGGCGGAATACACAACTGAACTTGCACAAGACTTGAAAGCTATCCACGGTCTTGACGCAGAAACTGAACTTGCGAATATGCTATCGGCTGAACTGCTTGCAGAAATCAACCGCGAAGTTATCCGCACAGTATACAACACTGCGTCTACTGGTTCCCCTGATACCGCTGCTGCTGGTACATTCAACTTGGATGTCGATGCAAATGGTCGCTGGTCTGTTGAAAAGTTCAAGGGTCTGATGTTCCAAATCGAGAAGGAAGCATCTGCTATTGCCAAGTCAACTAGACGTGGTCGTGGTAACATCATCCTTTGCTCATCTGATGTAGCTTCCGCTCTTCAAATGGCTGGTGTTCTTGATTACGCTCCTGCTCTCAACTCTAATAACCTTCAGCCAGATGACACAGGTAACACCTTCGTCGGAATTCTGAATGGTCGTTACAAAGTGTATATCGATCCATATTCTGGTGGTAACTACATGGTTGTTGGCTACAAGGGTGCTAACGCATTCGACGCAGGTCTCTTCTACTGCCCATATGTACCACTACAAATGGTGCGTGCTGTTGGTGAGAATAGCTTCCAATCCAAGCTTGGCTTCAAGACGCGCTACGGCATGGTTGCGAATCCATTCTCCAAAGGTTCTACCGCTTGGGTTGATGGTGATAACGATTCTGGTCTGACCAACAACACCAATGTTTATTACAGAAGAAGTTTGGTAACAAACCTGCTTTAATTTGCATAAAACAACTGAAAAGGAGCTTAATTGCTCCTTTTCTTTTACATGTATCAACGAATTCATAAGAAGTCGGGAATTAGCCGAACAATCTAAGAGGTGCATTAATGCACCTCTTTTTTCATGTTAAGGCATATCAATTGGATCAAGAACGATTATGTTTGATGACCAGTCACCGGGCCAATATATCCGATACTCGACCGTCATATTTACCGTAAGCCATTATGGGTTACCTCCTCTGATGTTCTTAGTTGAGTGTTGAAATTGAGTTGAACAACCCATTAATAAACTTGCCGGTTACCTTTGCCTCATTGTAGAGAGCGCGTTTCATTCCGCTCTTCGGAAGTTGGCTAAATGGAAGTTGAACTTGAACCAACTTGCCATCAACCACCCCATGACAGTATGATACGTCCCAAGCGGGATAACCAGGGTCAGAGAGGAGACGAAGACGGGTAATAGTTAGGCCATCTGTGGTCCAACACACTGTACGAGTCCCATGAAAATCTGCATGATATGCTGGACCATTCGTCAGGTGGTTGGTTTCTTCGACTCCATACGTGTTCATCATTTTATTCATATCCCTATGTCTATAAATAACATATAGCAGCTACCCACAACATTATCAAGAGGAAAATCATGGCAGGCACAAACTTTCTTTCAAATATCGAGTTTAGATTCTCCTTGAGTAGGCTACCTAATGTTGAGTTCTTTGTTCAAAGTGCGACACTTCCAGGCATCAACTCTGGGTACACCACTCAACCAGCTCCTCAAAGAAATATTTATCGACACGGTGATAAGTTAGAGTTTGACGAGTTGCAGATAACCTGTGTGGTTGATGAAGATATGCAGTCCTATATTGAAACATGGAACTGGTTGATAGCCTTAACGAAGCCTATTTCCTTCGATCAATATAAGCAGATCAAAGATAGTCAGGATGGGTTATACTCCGATGCCACTCTAACTATATTGAATAGTAGTAAGAATCCTAAAATCGAAGTTCTATTTAAGGATATATTTCCAACCAATGTATCAGGAATCGAGTTAGATACAAAAGCCACAGACGTAGAGCCTCCCACTGTATCTCTAACATTTAGATATAATACCTATGATATCAAGGTTTTAACTTGACCCCTCTCCCAAAGTGGTATATCATAATGTGAAATGTGTGAGGCTGCTTTATGAAAATCGAAGAAATATACCACGAGTGGGATAGTGATAACACAATTGATGTCACCAACATAGCTAATGAATCTGCCAATATCCCCAAACTACACAATAAATACTTCAAGATCTACATGGAAGAGGGAATGAAGTTAAGAAAACTCAAGGCGGAGTATAAACAATTCATTAAGCTCAAAGGTGAGTATTACAGAGGTGAGCTTGATGATGGTGAATTGAAAGAGAATGGGTGGGAACCTCAACGCCTGAAGATTCTCAAGCAAGATCTTCCGATTCACGTAGATGCTGATCAACAAGTAATCGATATGTCCCTGAGGGTGGGCATACAGGATGAGAAGGTCTCGTATTTAGAGTCGATCATCAAAATGATAAACAACAGAGGCTTTCAAATCAAGTCCATTATCGATTGGGCTAAGTTTACGCAAGGTCAGATGTAATCAACAATTCCGTCAGATGGGCACGGAGAGTATTAGTAGTTGAGGTATAATGTGACGGATGTAGTTATTGAGCGTGTAAATGAGGTCTATGTTAGGATCCACGCGGATCCTGGCATTAAAATGGAATTGTCAGAATACTTTGAGTTTGAGGTTCCCAATGCGCGATTTATCCCTGCTGTAAAAGCGGGATATTGGGATGGAAAGATCCGTCTCCTGAACTATATGACTGGCTTGATATACTCAGGTCTCCTTGGATATATCAAAAAGTATTGTGAGACACACGATTATACCCTTACTGTAGATGCGGACCTCTTACCCTCTGAGACTTATAATGATGATGCTGGGTACGAGCTAGCAAACGAGTTCAATGCTCCATTTGAGCCCTATTATTATCAGAATAAGGCGGTTGCTCACGGAATCCACAACAACAGATGCTTATTTCTATCACCCACAGCATCTGGTAAATCATTTACAATCTACCTGCTCGCTAGGTATCATGTACAATCAGCAGCACGCCGTATTTTAATCGTTGTTCCAACCATTTCTCTAGTAAGTCAACTATCCACTGATTTCATCGAATACAATAACAATGTCCCCATGGATATACATAAAATCACTTCAGGGGTAGATAAGAACGTTGAAGCGGACTACACCATTACCACATGGCAATCCATACAGAAATTGCCTGCGTCATGGTTCGAAAAGTTTGATGTTATATTTGGCGATGAAGCGCACAACTTCAAAGCTAAGAGTCTAACCAAGATCCTTGAAAACACCCCAAATATCAAATATAGATATGGCTTAACCGGATCTCTAGACGATAGTCAAACTCACCGTCTTGTCCTCGAAGGATTATTCGGCCCTGTGATGAGCGTAACTGACACTAAGACCTTGATGGATGAAGGGATCGTGTCGAAGCTAAAGATAAAAGCCATGGTCTTGCAGTATGATGATGCATCACGCAAAAGTGTTCACAAGCTATCATACCCAGACGAAATCGAGTGGATTATATCCCATCACAAGCGCAATAAATTTATATCAAAGCTAGCTGATGCTATCGAAGGTAATACACTCATCCTTTATCAGTTTGTTGAACGGCACGGTGACGTTCTCGTCGAAATGCTTCGAGAGATTACTGATAAGAATATCCATTATGTTCATGGCGGAGTCAGTGCCGCTGCTCGGGAAGAAATACGGGCAATCTGTGAAAAGACGAGTAATAACATAATACTTGCTTCATATGGGACTTTTTCAACGGGGATCAATATTAAGCGACTAGACAACATAATTACAGCCTCCCCCTCTAAATCGAAGATCCGAAATCTTCAATCGATTGGTCGTGTTTTACGAATATACGATGACGTTAGCACTGCAACTCTATATGACATCGTAGACGACTTACAGTGGAAAAAGAGGGCAAACTTCGCCACCAGACATTTCATGGAGCGGGTTAAAACTTACAACGAGCAGCAATTTGACATGAAGATATACAACATTCCAATCAAAGGATAGACATGGAACTCGTTACATTAAAATTAACAGATGGATCCGACATTGTTGGTGAACTTCTGGATCTAAGAGATGACTTGATCATTGTTGGTAATCCGATCGATATGCATATCGATCCTGAGTATGGATTTTTCGCTAAATCGTACATGTTGCTGATAGAAGGTAACGAAGCTCAATTCAACACAAAGGACTTGTTTATGTGGGGGAGCTCCAGTCCAACCGCCATCAAGTACTACCACGCCTTCATCGATCGCCTTAACGAAAGCCAAGGATCAAGCGAAGACTTCAGCTCTGAAGAAGAGGACAATATAGAAGAGGATCTACAGTCCCTGTGGGACTCAAAGAAATCCACCATCCATTAAGTCTCTTATATGCTCTTCCAGTATAACTGATTATACCCAAACCAACAAAGCTGTCAACAGCTTTCTGCTCGATATACAAGATAAATACATTTAATTGTGGGGAACACATATAATATGGCAAGAAGAAAACCACGCAACTACGTAAATAATGCCCAGTTTCTCGAAGCTCTAGTCGCATACAAGAGATTGTGTGATGAGGAGGAAGATCAGGGCAATGAGAAACCTATCGTTCCAAATTACATTGGGGACTGCCTCGTACAGATTGCAACAAGATTAGCAACAAAGCCCAACTTCTCAGGGTACACATACAAGGACGAGTTCATCGCTGATGGGCTTGAGAACTCTATTCAAGCACTCAAGAACTTTGACCCCGAAAAGTCAACTAACCCGTTTGCGTATTTCACCCAGATCATCTGGTACGCGTTCCTTCGTCGCATAGATAAAGAAAAGAAGCAACAGTACATCCGACACAAGGTCGTGGAGAACTCGATGATTCATGGCACTATCATTGACAAAAAGCAAGGGGAAGCTGGAGAAGCTGGATTCGTGGATCTGAATAATGAATACATGAACGATTTCGTATCCAACTATGAACGTAAGCTTGCTGAGAAGAGAGTGAAGAGTGCTCAGGCCAAGAAGGGGTTAGATAAATTTGCTGATGATCCTACGTCAACCCCCAATGACGATGGTTGACGTAGGGTAGAATATCTCGTATAGTATGAATATAACATCAACTGACGGGGATTACGGATATGAGCAATATAACTGAAGATAGAATGCAGACGGCACTAGCCATGACTCATCATATACAGATGAGGATTCTAGGTGCCATGATAAATGGCAAGGTGTCAAGTGTGGTATCAAGGGATGTTGCTGATATGTGTAATGGTATATCTGAAGTCTTTGATCTATCTGCTATCCAATCTGAAAAGGATCGGGTATTTGGTGTGTTGCTCCACAAATGATCTTGATGTATATGTGTTGATATCAACACAATGGATAGGATATCTAGTCGTGAATATCACTGAGAAAAGCCTGCAAACACTTAATGATGAAACTGAAGCAGGGCGTAATGATAGTTTCCAGAATGATTTGCGCGAGTCTGTCCTGCAGGCAATTGATATGGTAGTTGAAGAACATGGTAAGTCTGCCCTTACAGATAGCCACTTACCAGAATTGTTTAAATGCATCGATGCCATAGCCGCAAAACTGTAAAGTATAATATTCCTAAAGACCAGCCACCTCGATACACAACGAATGAATAGTGGAGGATATGACGGAATACCTCAAGGAGCATATAAGCGTTGAAAGTTGCGGTAATAAACGATCTCCATCTGGGTGTCAGAGGGGATAGCCATATATTCTTAGACAAGCAGAAACTCTTCTATGAGGAGGTTTTCTTTCCCACCATCAAATCAGAAGATATTAAAGTCTTGTTGGTTCCTGGTGACGTTTTCGATCGTCGGAAGTACGTCAACTTTGTGACATACAAAAAAGCTCAAACCATGCTGTTCGATGAGCTGCACGAGCTTGGAGTGGATGTCCATATCAGTGTGGGCAATCACGACTGCTCTTACAAAAACACCAATATAATCAATTCCGTCGATTTATTACTTGATAAGTATGATAATATTACAGTGTATGATAACGCCCCCGTTGAGCTCGATCTTGATGGGTGTAAAGTTATGATGTCACCATGGATATCCCCATCTAACTACAGATCGTCAATGGAGGCCTTCAAAAACACTAAAGCACAAATCCTTATGGGTCATTTCGAAATTGAAGGCTTTGAGATGCAAAAGGGGCGTCTATGTGATCACGGCCTTAATAAAAACGTATTTGAAAAGTTTGATGCAGTATACTCAGGACATTTTCACCACCCATCTAGCCACAGTGGGATAACCTATCTTGGTGCTCCATATGAAATGAACTGGACAGACTTCGAGGGTAGACGCGGTTTTCATATATTTGATACGGAGACTCGTGAAATGGAGTTCGTTGCGAACCCATTCAGAATGTTTCACAAACTGGTGTATGACGATTACAACATGACCATAGACGATGTTGCTGCTCTAGACACGTCTCTGTTGTCTGATACGTATATTAAGGTGATCGTTAATAACAAAACTAATCCACAGATATTTGATTTATTTATTGAACGTCTGCAGCAAGCAGGAGCCGCAGACGTTCAAATTGTCGAGGACGTCGCAATATTGGATGTAGGTGGCGCTGATGCATTGATAGATGAGGCTCAGGATACTCCCACAATTCTGAAGCAATATATGTCAGGTGTTGAAATCAAACACGATCGAGAACGAGCGGAATTGCTCTTGTTGGACTTGTATCAGGAGGCACTTGCAATATGATTTATTTTGAGTCTGTTCAATTCAAGAACTTCTTGTCGACGGGGGATGCGTGGACTAAAATTGATTTAGATGCATCTAAATCAACGTTGATCGTCGGGGAGAATGGTGCGGGCAAGTCAACTATGCTAGACGCAATCACATTCGCATTATATGGTAAGCCATTCCGCAAAATCAATAAACCGCAGTTGATCAACTCAATTAACCAAAAGGGTGCACTTGTTGAGTTGGTGCTCAGAATCGGATCTGATAGATTCTTGATTCGGCGTGGAATAAAGCCAAACGTATTTGAAGTTCTCAAGAATGGTACGCTTGTTAATCAGGATGCTGCAGCTAGAGACTACCAAGCATACCTCGACGATACTGTCGTTAAGATGAGCTTTAAGTCGTTTGGACAGGTCGTGGTGTTGGGGTCATCAACGTTTGTCCCATTCATGCAGTTATCTGCAGCTCACAGACGTGAAGTTATCGAAGATCTTCTGGATATTCAAATATTCACAACGATGAATACCCTCTTGAAGCAGAAAGTATCAGACAACAAGGAAGATATATATGATAGCAAGCGATCTATCGAGCTAAGCATATCAAAGATTGATTCAGCTATATCTCACAACGAATCTATTCGCAAGCTAAAAGAGACTGAAGTTTATAAGCTCAAAGCGAAGCTTGGAGATCAAATATCATATATCACAGCAGAGCAACAATCTCTTGACACCTTAATGGAGCAATCCTGTGCCTTGGCTGAAACAGTATCAGATAAGCTTGTAGTTGCTGGTAAGATCCAAGCGCACAGAGAGATGGACAATTCTCTGAGCTCTACCCAACGAAATCACTCAAAGAATATTGAGTTCTTTACAGACCACGACAACTGCCCAACATGTAAACAAGGCATCGACGAGACTTTTCGAGATGACACTATTGGTAAGTCTAACACTAAGGTTACTGCGATCGATGATGCACGATCGAAGTTGGCTAAGTCCCTCTCCAAGTATTTAGATCGTCAACGAGAAATATCAGATGTTGAGTCCCAGATACTGAATATCAATCTTGAAATGGGAACTCATAGAGCTAACATCAAGCTCTCAATGGATCTATGTAAGCAAATTAAAAGAGAGCTTGAGGGGGCTCAGAAAGGTGTCGAATCGATTGATACTGCTGATATTAACCGTCTTCAGGACGAGATCAATCACTTGAATAAGGTGCAAGATGAGCTATTCAAGGATAGAGAAACGTTTAACGTTGTTGGGGCAGTATTGAAGGATGGTGGTGTTAAAACTAGTATGATCAGAAGATACATCCCAGTGATGAATACCCTGATCAATCAGTATCTCGCAGCAATGGAGTTGTTTGTTCAGTTTGAGCTCGATGATGGATTCAACGAGACTATCAAGTCGAGACACAGAGATGTATTCTCGTATGGGTCATTTAGTGAGGGGGAGAAGGCTAAAATCGATATTGCCTTGATGTTAACATGGCGTGCGGTCAGTAAGCTGCGCAACAGCATATCAACCAATCTATTGATCATGGATGAGGTGTTTGATGGTTCTATGGATGAAATCTCTGTAGAAAATCTTCAAAATATTCTACAGGAATTGACTGGGAATGGTGGGTTGAACATGTTCATCATTAGCCACAAGGAGCATCAAGTAGATCGATTCGATCGCATAGTAGAATTCTCAAAAGTTAAAAATTTCTCCCAAATGGCTGTTCGTGAGTCGTGAGTGATCAATTTGTATAAATAGCAGTGCAAGATCATTACGGAGGATGATATATGTACTGCGTTTACATGTCTGTGTTTAAGGTGGAAGGTCGGTGGATGAAATACATCGGCTCTTCCTCTATAAGTAGAGTTCAGGGTGGGTATAGAGGGTCGATATCCTCACGAAAGTGGAAGGATGTGATTGTTGATTGTCAATCAATGACTCGAGTTATATCGACGTGGTCCTCGAGAGAAGATGCAATGGTGG